AAAAAGCACTTATTAAACAGAGAGAGGACTCTCAGAGAAACCAATATTCTGATTCACTTCAAGATGGTATTGATGGAGAAGTAGATCAATTTCCACAACCTGATGTTCAACCAATTTCTATAGAAGATCAAGTAACTCCCGAAGAAAAGAAGATGCTCTCCTTAAAATGGGGCAAGCTTTATCAGTTAGAAGAATGGGTTAGTATGGAGAAGTTCTTTCAAGAGATGATGGAAGCGTATGATATCCAAACTCCATCGCATGTTAACTATCTACAAAAGATATGTAAAACATCATTAAAGATGGATCAGGCTATTGATTGCGGCGATATTGAGGGATTCCAAAAGCTATCAAAGGTATATGACCTCTTGATGAAGTCTGCGAAGTTTACAGCAGCTCAAAACAAAACAGAGAGTGATACTTTTATAGATTCTATTGGAGAGATGGTTTCACTATGTGAAAATGAAGGGTTCATCCCTAAATATCTTATAGATGAACCAAAAGACATTGTTGACATTACTGTAAGAGATATAAATAGATATACAGAACGATTAATTAAAAACGAAATGAATCTAGGCAGTATGATTGAATCTGCTCTATTGAAAATGAAGATAGAAGAAGAGAGGGAAGAAGGAGAACTAGATGAAAGTGATGACTATGTTACTCCGGATATGGAAGGAGTTCTAGACGATTCTGCGTTTGAAGAATTTGGAGAGTTTGTTGAAGATCAATCAATTGCAGACGAAAAATTAGTTGAAGAGGAGGTCAAAGAATAGATGTTAACTAGAAGTTACGATGTAGATGATAGTTACTTCAACACAATAAAGTATGGAAAGAAAGACGATTTCAATAATATATTAGATTCATTATACTCAAATGCTACCGTATTTCTATCCAGGAAATATGAAATCTATAGCAGAAAGGCGGTTTAAATCCTCATGGCTTTACAAGATTTATTAAACTTAACAAAAGCAAAAAAGAAAATAGGTCTCTCAGAAGAAAGAACTAGAGCGCAAATACCAGCGTTTACTAAATGGGTCTCTTTCTGGCGTGAGTATCCCTGACTTACTTATAGACATGATGACTCCACCAGCTTCAACCTTTAGACTGTTCTTTTATCAAAGAATATTCCTTAGGGCTGCGATAAGACACAAGTATTGTTATGCTACATTTACTCGTGCATTTTCTAAGTCATTCCTCTCTGTGTTAATCTTAATGATACGATGCATCTTATATCCTGGGGCCAAACTTTTCATCGCATCAGGAGGTAAGGAGCAAGCAGCTAACATAGCAAAAGAAAAAATTGAGGAGATATTTGAATTATTACCCGCAATGAAAAATGAAGTAGATATGCGGCACTCAACTTTCGGTAAGGACTATGTTAGACTGGAGTTTAAGAATGGTTCTAGAATGGACGTTGTTGCTGTTCGAGATTCAACACGTGGAGGCCGTAGACATGGTGGACTTATAGAAGAGGTAAATAAAATTGCCTTAATATATCCTTTCCAGTTATCACTGGGGTATTGCATTTAGCAATGCTAACGGGGAAATCTAAGTTAGAAATAATATGATAATCCCGTGGGAAAATTTGGTCAGGTTTTGTAATATTATTCCAATGATTTTGAATATTCGGTGAAGAAAATATTCGAAGGAGGAATTAAATATGGCAATAGGAATTTATAAATTTACTTGTAAAAGTAATGGAAAAGTATATGTGGGACAGAGTGTAAATGTTGAAAATCGTTATAAAGGACATTTCAACAATCATGACAATGAAAACTTAAAAGACTATCAGACAAAATTTTATAGAGCTTTAAGAAAACATCGTTTTGAAAATTTTACATTTGAAATAATTGAAAGCCTAGAAGATTCTAGTGATTTAGATGAACGAGAAATTTATTGGGTTAATTTCTATAACAGTTATGCAAATGGTTATAATAGCAATCGTGGCGGTTTCAGAGTTACAGAGAGAAACGAAGATCATCCGAACGCTAAGTTAACTAATGAGCAAGTATTAGAAATTAAAGAGAAATTAAAAAATACAAAAATAACCCAATATGAATTGGCTAGTTTATATAATATTACTCAATCTGAAATATCTAATATTAACACAGGAAAGAAATGGTCAAACCTTGGAGATTATGATTACATGATTAGAAAAGAAGAAGCTAGAAATACTGGCTCCTCTAATCCGGCATCAGTTTTTTCTGACGAAGATGTAGTTAATATTAGAAACAGATATGTAAAAGAGAGTGGTAGAAAAATATATGAGGACTATAAACATAGATGCTCTTACACTTCTCTTGAAAGAATCTTATTAGGAAAGACATATACCTATCTTCCAATTTATAAAAAGTCCGAAAAGACTTGGATAAAATAAACCTGTATCGACTATCCCTGAGGTTGAAATGCCGGGGAGTAGGGATGCTATTGATACGCATCGTAGTTTTAGGAAACGAAGCTACTGAGAACCGAAATGGATATACTCAAAGATTTGAGTAAGAGATAGTCAGTGCCTATAGAAATATAGGATAAACATGAATTTTAGTTGATGGAGAAAAACTAAATACAGTTATACTTCCACTAATGAACGTTTCAAGAAGAGCAAAATGTGGTGGAGTAGATCCTAATGAGTCATTAAATAAAAGTCAGATATATGTTACCACCGCAGGATTTAAGGACTCATTTGCTTACGACAAACTAATCCAGTTATTGATATGGCAGATAGTTAAACCCGGTTCAGCATTTGTTTTTGGTGGTAGTTGGAGAATACCAGTTCTTCATAAGCTATTGGATAGAAACTTCGTAAAAGATTTGCGGTCAGATGGAACGTTCAATGAACTTGCATTTAATAGAGAGTATGAATCAGAGTGGTCCGGTTCTATAGAGGATGCCTTCTTTAATACTGATCTATTTGATAAGCATAGGGCATTGAAACAACCCGAGTATGAGCATTCAGGCAGAAGTGCAAAAGATGCTTATTACGTAATCTCTGTCGATGTAGGTCGTTTAGGTTGTCAATCAGTTGCTATTGTAAATAAAGTAACTCCACAGTTACAAGGAGTAGCACTTAAAACTTTAGTAAACATTTATACTTATGATGATGAGCATTTCGAGGTTCAAGCTACAAAAATTAAACAATTGTATTTTAGATACAAGGCGCGCACACTTGTTGTAGATGCCAATGGACTTGGAGTTGGTTTAGTAGATTATTTAATTAAACCTACTATTGACGAAGACACAATGGAAACATTAGCACCTTTTGGAGTAATGAATGACGAAGATAATCACTATAAGAAATTTATAGTAGAAGAGACAATCTTAGACGCAATGTATTTAATCAAGGCTACTGCCGAGATCAATTCAGACGCCCATGTTAATGTCTTAACACAGATTTCTTCCGGTAAAGTTAAATTCCTAATTGACGAAAGAACAGCTAAGACTAAACTCCTAGGAACGAAAATAGGAGCAGCTATGACTCCTGAAGAAAGGGCAGGTTACTTAAAACCGTTTACATTAACTTCTATCTTAAAAGAAGAGATGATGAATCTCCGTGAGAAGAGAGAAGGGAAACATATCTCACTTGACGCGGCCAACAAGAAGATAAAGAAGGATAAGTTCAGTGCCTTTGAATATGGATTGTATTATATAAAGTTGGTGGAAGATGATGAAAAGAAAAGACGAAAACGAAGAAAACTATCCGATTTCATGTTCTTCTCCTAGTCCAATGGAACAGTATTGGGCTTGGAAGAACAGATTGAATCACAATACGAAAGATAAAATGGAGGAAACAGAAATGCCACGATCTAGAGGAGAACTTAAGATTGAAGACATTCTAGCTACGGCCGGAATGACTTTTAAAACAGAGTATATCTTCCCAGAATTGGTAAGCACTAATGGTAGACCTTTAAGATTTGATTTCGCTATATTTGATGATGATGGATGTGTAGATTTTTTAATAGAATTTCAAGGAGAGCAACATTACAAAAGTGTTGCTCACTTTGGTGGAGCTAAGCATTTATATCAACAAAAATATAATGATAATAAGAAGCGAGTATTTTGTGCTCATAAAGAACTAGTATTAGTAGCTATACCTCACTGGGATTATGATGAAATGGACTACGATTATATTATGAAGAAAGCATACGGTTAACAATGGGCAAGAGCAAGTAATCACTTATTGATTAATTTTAATAAGTAGTAGACGTGAAAATGTTTATTCGGTTATCTGCTCTTGCCAAAATTTTGACAAAAATGGATAAATATGTTATAATTATATATAGAGCAGAAGGAGGTGTTAACTAATTAGAACAAGAAATAGAGATGCGCAGTCAACAAGCAAGAATTTTGCTCTAAAAGATTCAGAAAAAGAAACAACAATAAGTGCTAAAGAATCATATACACAGATCTCAGGCGAATTTAGTAAACTCGTAAGAGGAGCTAAAGTAGCAGATGATGCTGTATTAGACTTAGGAAAATTTAGAAGAAATATGTCTAGTGAACTTGGAGATAGAGACAATCTTATGAGGGGTTTAGAACTTAGAGACTATCCTTATTTAAGAGAAGTATCACAATTCTTTTTCGATACATCCGGTATATATGCAAGAATTTGTAGATATCTTTCATTCTTATTAACTTATGATTGGATGGTAACTCCTTACGTAATATCAGATGCAGTAAAGGAAGAGAAGATACTAGGTGATTTTAGCAAAGTATTATTATACCTAGATAATATGAAAATAAAGCCAACGCTATCTAATGTATCTTTAGAAGTTATCAAAACTGGAGTTTACTATGGAATACTTAGAGAGAATGGGATAATGGCTACTCTTCAACAATTACCAACTATGTATTGCCGATCTCGATATAAAATAGATGGACTAGACGCAGTTGAGTTTAATGTAAGATACTTTGATGAACAGTTAAGAGATACCCAAGAAAGACTGATGGTATTGAAAACGTTCCCAAAAGAATTTGTTAAAGCTTACTTGGCTTACAAAGAAGGAAAGATACCAATGGATAGATATGATGGTGGGATATGGATGCTATGTGATCCTGAATACGCAGTTAGATTTACCATTAATGGAAACGAAGCCCCTTTATTCACATCGGCAATTCCTTCGATACTCGATCTTGATGAAGCACAAGAGATTAACAAAAAGAAAATGATGCAAGAGTTATTGAAGATAGTTATTCAAAAAATGCCACTCGACAAGAATGGTGAAATGATCTTTGACATTGAAGAGGCAAGGGACATGCATAACAATGCAGTTCAAATGCTAGGCAAGTCAGTCGGTGTAGATGTATTAACTACTTTTGCAGATACTGAAGTTGCTAATTTAACAGATAAGACATCCGTAGCTAAAGACGATTTAGCTATAGTTGCAAGATCAATTTTCGATGAAGCAGGTATCTCTCAGATGCTATTCGCTACAGATGGTAATTTGGCATTAGATAAATCAGTTGCAAACGATGAAGCTATAATGTTTACTTTACTCGATCAGTATGAAGATTGGTTAAACAAAGTATTAAATCGTAGATTTAATAAAGCTTCAAAGAAAGTTTTCTTTAAAGTGTTTATGCCTCATTTAACAATTTATAATTACAAGGACATGGCTAAGTTATACAAAGAGCAAGCAACATTAGGTTTTAGTAAGATATTACCTGCTATTGCACTCGGACAATCACAAAGCTCATTACTTGCTACTATTAATTTTGAGAATACAATACTTAAACTTGCGGATATCATGGTTCCTCTTAATATGAGTTCTACTCAGTCAAGTGGAGATAAAGCTACTGCGACTCCTGTAGATAAAAACAAGACAGTTGATCCGAACGCAGATCCAACTAAAGCAGGAACAGGTGCGGGCAGAC